CGAGCGTCGGTTCCGCCTGACAATCGGNATCTTGTCTCATGGATGAAGACGAAGACCTCATCGAGTTCAGTGAAGAGTCTGAACGTAGCTGGCGTCAGTACATGAGTGAGTTCAGGGATAAGGTCTACCCGATGTTTGAGCGGTACGGATTCACGTATGCTGAGGCCATGATCACCTGGCGACTCGAGCGGATCATCACGAGCATCGACGCAGACAAGTAAGTGACCTTCATCGACCTACCGAACCAGGATAAGCAGCTTCAGGAAATCCCTGAGGACATGCTCAAAGACATCGCCACTCGGGCAAGTGGGGATCTCTACACGTTTGCGACGATCCTCGGCTTTACGAAGATCCGTCCACGAACGCATGGTCCGGTGTGCACCTTCATCAACCACAATCCTTCGCGATTCAAGTTGATCCTGATGCCTCGGGATCACTATAAGACAAGTCTCGTTACGATCAGCGGATCTCTTCAAAAGGTCATCCAGAACCCAGAGCATCGCCTCCTGATTGCTAACGAGACTTCGACCAACGCCGAGCGATTCCTGCGTGCCATCAGGCAGATCGCTGAGAAGAATAGAATCTTCAGGACGTTGTATAGTCATCTGATCCCGAAGGATCCGAGGAAGGTCCGTTGGAACGACTCGGAACTAGACTTCAACCGTCAGGGATTCTACCCTGAGCCAACGATCGACACCATCGGAATGAGTGGAGCCCTCACGTCGAGGCACTACACTCACATGACGTTCGATGATCCGATCTCGGAAGAAGCAATGAAGTCCGAGAAAACGATGAGCGATGTCATCGAGCGGATGAGTGCGATCTTGGCCCTTCTCGTGGAGCCGAATACAGACTCGTGGTGGCTNGTNGGNACGNGNTGGGCGTTCCATGATGTCTACAGTCATCACATNAAGAAGTANGGCCCTCACCTNGCGAAGCTCATNAGNGCAGCNATNGAGGATGGNGAGCCGATCTTTCCTGAGTTGCTATCTGTGGAGACCCTTGGGCTCCTCCGAAGCACGATGTCGGAGTACAAGTTCAGCTGTCTCTACATGAACAACCCAAGGAATCCAGATGTTCAGGATCTGAACGTTGATGACCTTCTGTGGTGGCGATGGAAGGATGATGAACTTCACATCGAGCTTTACGATCGGGACGGGAACGTTAAGCGTGTCCTTCGTATCGATGATCTGGATATCACCACTACAGTCGATCTGGCACCCGCGGAGACAAATAACTCAGACCGGAATGCTATCACCACTGTCGGGGTCACGAAGTGGGGTGAGGTGGTGGTACTCGAATCTTGGGCCAAGCGATGCAGTCCGCTTGACGTTATCGAGAAGCTCTTCAACGTTAAGAAGGTCTGGAACCCAAGGCTTGTCGGAATCGAGGGTGTAGCCTACCAGAAGGCATTCAAGTGGTTCTTCAAAGCGGAGTGTGAACGTCGCGGGATCTACGTCAGGGTGGAGGAGCTTAAGGCCATCGGGAAGAAGGAGATCCGCATCAGGGGTCTGCAGCCGATTATGGCGACCCATAGGATCTTCCTGAATCCGAGTCAGCTCTTGCTTCGGCAGGAGATGTCCGAGTTCCCGCTTGGCGAGCATGATGATGCAATCGACAGCTTGTCGATGCAGCAACAGGTGTGGAGGGGAGTGATCTCTGCTGATCGAATCGCTAGGATGAAAGATCAGGAGGATAAGATCATCAGGCGGATCCTGGGACCACGTGGCGACGTTGACACTGTGGATGAAGAGCTTTTCAACCCCGCCCAACGGTCGTGGGATGAGGTTGTCATTCCTGGAATATAGGAGACACACTCATGACCATACCGGAAGTCGCACAGAGGGCAGCAAGGACACCCAGTGGACTCAAGGTGGGATCCACTTCGATCATCGGAACGGTCTTAGTTCTCAAGCTCCTCGGATTCGATATGCAGGCGCGGGACAATGGCCAGGATACACTCATCGCGAAGAACTCCGCAGCCATTGCAGCACTTACCGCGAAGCAAGACTCAACGCTTAGGTTCGCCCGGCTCATACTAATCTCGATGTGCAACAACACGAAAGATGCCATCGCTCGTGAGTCGTTGATGTGTCCTCCCACAATTCTACCAAGGTGACCAACATGAAGGGATGGAAGACCTATCTCGGTGGCGCTATCATCGGGATCGCCCAGGTGCTGACTATCATGAACATCATCACACCAGACATCGCCACGCATCTGACTGCCCTCGGCGGTGCACTCCTTGGTGTTGGGATCGGGCACAAGCTCGACAAGGCCACGGACGATAAGAAGATCGATGTCAAGCAGCTTGATTGACGCTCACGCCATTCGTGCGACGTTTCCACGATCAGCAAGGTGGCTACCAGATGTTGCGACCACGCCCTTTGACTCGCCGAGGCACATCCTCGCTGTTGAGCGGGCGCTCCGGGATGCCGGCCTATTCGAGGCGCCGCCTGGATCGAACCGTGGAGCTACGATTGATAAGTACAACCGTCAAGTCGGAGCCCCGCTCGGGAGTCCATACTGCTGTAGTGCTGCTGTTGCGTGGCTTCGCGATGCTGGTCTGGATGTGGTCCAGACTGCGTCGTGTGATGAGCTCTATTGGTGGGCGTTGAAGACTACTAAGTTCCGAGGCTCTATCCAGGAGGTGATCCCAGGCTCGCTAGTGCTCTACGGCACTGGTGCTAAGGATAATCCTGCGATCCATGTTGGCATGATTATCCGACTGAGTCCGCTTGTAGTATCCTTCGAGGCCAACACTGGCGTCGATGGAAAGTTCAACCGGGAGGGCTTCGCATTCTGGCCGAAAGTTCTCGACGTCAGGCAACCACCTCGTCCCATCCTCGGGTATGTGCTTCCCTGATACGGATTTGTATAAGTGCGTGACGCTCTGATCTCCGCTTACATGAGAGGGTTCAAGATGCTCCGACACAACTGCAGCGATAACCGACAACAAGACATGTTCAGGAAGGAAGATGTCTGCCTCGTGTGCGGCACCACCCTTCCCCCACTCCAGCCCGTCCCCGCCTCGCCCAGCCCCAGCCCTTCTACCCCGCCACACCCCCAAACCAGCTCTCCCTCCTCACCAAGCCTTTCTACCATCTAGGACCTTCCCTTCATGGCCGACGATACAGACGAGATTCGCTTCGAGAACAACTCTCCTTATAGGCCTTCTGTCTCGGATAACCCCGCGCAGGAGCCTTTGGGTGAGGTATCTCCGTATCCGAAGCCTATCCTGGACCTCCCGGATGCGACAAAGGAAGCATTCGCTCGCTGGATTGATCAGTACCTAGCTGAGATGCTCCCACCGCATAATGCTAAGGTCCGCCAGTGGGCAGAGGAAGAGACTGCATATCGAGCTCTCCGTGAGGAACCTAAGACGGAACCTTACGTTGGAGCGTGTTCAGATGTCATTCCTGTCACCGCGATGGCTGTTGAGCCTATCCATGCCCGTCTCGATACAGGAATCTTCAAGGCTGACACAGTGTTCACCCTCAAGGGCCTGCGCAAGAGCGTCCTAGACTACGTTCCTGCGCTGGTCCAGTGGGTGGATTACTACCAGAAGCACAAGCTTAACCTACGTCGGGTGATGTCTCCTGGCATTCTCGAGTGCGTTAAGCATGGAACTATGTTCCTGAAGACCGTCTACGACGTAGACCGTTACTCCATTCAGACCTACGACACCGAGTGGAAGGTCGTAAAGAAGACCGTAACCCGCTTCAAGGGTCCTCGAGTCTTCCATGTACCTCTCCAGAACATCATCATCCCTCCGAAGTATCAGCATCTGCAGCAATGTCCCGTCATGTGTGAGAAGCTCGCCCTGTCTCCTGGCCAACTTGCCATTGGGAAGTCGTCTGGGAAGCTCGATAACATCGACAAGGTGATTGACTACCTCACTCAGGGACGTAACTCTGACCTCGATCGGGCTCAAGAGGAGTCCGCAAACCATAGAGACACCGCGCTGAACCCGAAACTCATTGAGTTCTACGAGGTTTGGTGCCATTACGACATCAACGGTGACGGAGTTCCAGAGTCTCTCGTCGCAATCTACCACGCGGACTCTCATCAGTTCGTCCAGCTTCGTTACAACTGGTACTTTCATCAGCGTTATCCGTACACAGCTATCCCATACGCCGTCACAAATGGGAGCATCTACGGAATCGGCCTGTGTGAGATGACTGCTGTCTTTCAAGAAGCAGAAACCAAGTGGCATCAGATGGCCACTGACAACGCTTACTTGTCCAACACTCGTATGTGGGCAACAAAGCGTGATACTGGCATCGAACACAAGCCAAAGATCTTCGCAGGACGAGTTTTTCAGCTCGATGATCCAAAGAATGACCTCATTCCTGTCCAGATGGGTGACACATACAACTCCACCCTTCAGGAACGACAGAATATCTTCGGCCTCACCGAGAAGCGCACCGGAGTTAGTGATTATCTCACTGGCCGTGAGTCCCCGATCGTCGGATCTAGGGCCACTGCCACATCCACGATGGCTCTCATTCAGGAGGGTACCAAGCGCGTCGAGGTTGTCCTAGAAAACTTCCGTAACGGGATGGCAGAGGTCCTAGAGAACTGCTTCTACCTCTGGATTCAGTATGGTACTGACGGTCTGGAGGATGTCGTCTTCGATGGTGACGACACCGCAGACAAGGTTCGTAAGTTCTTTGACATGATGACTGAACTCAATGTCCAAGGAACTCTTGCCATTGACCTCTCCGCCACCGACGCATCTAGTAACCGCTCCGTGCAGCAGCAGGTTCAGTTGGCTATCGTCCAGACGATGATCCAGTACTACACGCAACTCGTCCAGCTTAGCCAGCTTGCCTTCCAGTCTGTCCAACAGATGCCTCAGCTCGCTGAACTCCTCGGCGACATCGCAACATCTGCCAGAAAGGTCTTTAAGGAACTTCTGGTGAAGTACGACATCAGGAACCCAGATGACTACCTCCCAGACCTCGACAAGTACATCGAGCAACTCAGTGGCTCTATGGGAGCGCCAGCAAATCCAGCTGGAGGAACTCCGGGTGCATCCGGGATTCCAGCTGCTGGTGGAGCGTCTTTCATCCCTTCATCAGCGTTGCCTCAGAACAGCAACGGAATCCCAGTCGGAGGTTGACATTTACAGAGCTCTTGGCGAATGTAAGGCATACGCTAAGGTCTCAACACTAGTCCTCGATATGGTTCGAGAACTGAAGCAATCCATTAGTGGAGAACCCAATGGCTGAAGTTACACTCGACGAATTCGATAAGGCCAACGAAGAGCCTACAGCTCCTCCTACGCCTCCTGCACCAGGGGAGTACAAGCTTGAAGGTGACGTCGTACCAGCTGGTGCTCGTGGTAAGACTGCCATCGAGATCGCGGAAGAGAACGAGCGTCTACAGCGAGCACTGCGTCTAAGCGAGGAAGCTCGTCTTAACGCACGTAGCACTCCTGCACCGCAGGCGCCTCAGCCTGAGCCTCAGCAGCAGATCCCCTACGGTGACCGCACCGCAGAGGACTGGAACACTCGCTTCCAGGAAAACACCGCTCAGGCGATGCAGGAGTGGAGTGAGCGTCTCATGTACGTGGCTGATCGTCACTTCGAGCAGCGTATGGCACCGCTGCAGCATAGTGGCGTCACCAATGCTGCCTCGATGGCTCGATCAAAGCATGCACTGGAGTTCGAGCTTTTCGGAGATCAGATCGACCAGATGGTCAACCTGATGCCAGATAAGAAGGTCCTTGCCACTGAGCAAGGCTGGGATGATCTGATCTCCTACGTTCGTGGCCGTAGTGGTAACATCGACAAGTACATCGAGCGAATCAACAAACGTCCTCCACCGCCTGCTGTTGCTGCTCGTACAGCACAGGCAGACAACATCGGATTCACTGCTGCTCCCATGAGTAGTGGCTCCATGGTGATGCCTAGCTCTGTCGAAGACATGGATCCTGTCACCAAGCAAATCGCAGAAGAGCTTGGGATGACCCCTGCGGAATACATCAAATACTCGAAGGTGGGCAATGGCTGGTAATGATCCGACTCCCGCGCCGGCGAAGACCGCTGGCGATCTTCTGAAGGAATCGCAGGATCAGGAACGTAAGACTGGAGGCCCTGGTGCCTTCGTAAGAACTCCGAAGCAGCAGATGCTTGATGCTAGCGACATTGCTGCGAAGCATCCGGAACTGCATCTTCGGTGGGTAAACATCCGTGACACGAACAAGGCACGTTCGCGTCAGCTCGAGGGATACTCAACTGAGCCTCTCGGGAAGGATGCAATCAAGCTCGGGGACGAATTGGCACTGATGGCCATTCCGAGAGCACTCGCAGAGCAGCGTCGCGCAGCTAGTAGGGAAGTTGCCGAAGCTCGCCTTGGCGACAATCGCGATGAGTACCAAGCCGCGGTTGAGACAGTCGCTCGTTTCCTGAGAGACAAGCATGGTCTGCGTAGTGCAGACGTCGATCGCATTCTGATCAAACACACTGGAGGGTAATCCACATGGCAAGTAGCTTTCCGGCCTATGTGGTCTTCGGTCACGAGCACACTCGGAACGAAGACTACATGCCGTCCGTGACTGCGGGGGAGACTCTGATCCCTGGCGATCTCTGGACGTGGGACGATACGAACAACAAGGCGATTCGATGCGGAGCTGATCCTGCCACGATCATGGGGATCTCTGAGGTCGACTCGTCGAAGTCGTACACCCCAGGTGGTCGCATTCCGCTGCGACTCCTGAGCTCGCTCGCCACGGTGGCGTTGTCGTCCACGACGACTCCTGTCGAGGCGACTCACGTTGGTCAGGTCTACGGCATCTCTCGTAATGCCGCTGGTTTCTGGCAGGTGGACACGTCAGACACCACCAACACTCGCGTCGTCATCGTCCGCGTCGACACCAACCCAGAGGTCTGGTATGCTCAGTTCCTGGCTACCAACCTTGGGTGGGACGCCATCGCTAGCTAAGGAGATCTTCACATGGTCATGGTTCGCGGAGCATTCAGTAACACCCTCGCTCCAGGCTTCCGCAAGGTGGTGTTCGATACGTACAAGGAGCGCCCCATTGAGGGCAAGGCCCTTGTTAATCAGAACACGTCCAAGCGGGCCTACGAGGAAGACTTCCAGTTCGTCGGCTTCGGCACGCTGCGACGGAAGGCTGAAGGTAGTCCCGTCCCGTACGAGGACGCTCGTCAGGGGAACACCAAGCGGTACCTGTGGGACACCTGGGCGCTCGGCTTCCGGATCACCCTCGAGATGATGGAGGATGATCTCTATTCGATCGTCGGAGGTCGGCTGTCCAAGGCTCTGGCGCGTTCGGCTCGTAATAACTACGAGATCATCGCGCATTCGCCGTACAACAGTGCGTTCGACAACACTGTTAACGGCTTCAACTCTGGTGAGGCTCTGTGCGACACGCATAGCCTCATCAAGGGTGGGACCCTCCGCAATCGTCCAGTGACGGATGTGGACTTCTCGCTTCCGGCTCTCCAGGCTGGTCTCGAGCACTTCCACAGCCTGACGGACGAGGCTGGGATGCCGGTGGTGTACATCCCGAAGACTGTCGTCCACAGCATTGGGGACTACTGGATGGTCAACCAGACGCTCAAGTCGCCTGGGCTGCCCGGTGGTAACCTCAACGACATCAACCAGGTGAACCGTGAGGGGCTGTCTCCGCATCTGAGCCACTACCTCACCGACACCGACGCTTGGTTCATTCTCTGCGACCAGCACGACATCAACTTCTGGGAGCGTCGTGCGTTCACGCTGTCGAACAGCGACGACTTCAAGACGAAGGACGCCGAGTTCACTGGCCTCGCTCGTCGTGGAGTGGGCTGGGGTGACTGGCGCGGCATCTACGGTTCGGCAGGAGAGTAACCCATGCCACTCCCTGATGGCTACAACGGCATTGGCAACACTAACGTCACCAGGGGTGGCAGGAACCGCCGCGTTCCTGTGGGTAGTCTCGTTCGCTTTGGCTTCTACGCTAACGGGGTCGCAGTTGGCCCCGCAGCAGCTGTTGCCAACGGACTTTTGACGACCCTTGCGGGGCCGAACACGACGACTGCTACGCTGATTCCAGGGAATGGTCTCAATGGTTCCCTGGTCAGTGGCTCCAATGCAGTGTTCGACTATCCGCGCAACGTGGTGATTACTGTCACCCACGCATCGGCAGTGGTTGCCTTGAGTGGTGTGATTACCGGTAAGGACTACGCCGGCAACGTCATGACCGAGGCCTGGTCTGTGACTGCTGGTACGGCCAGCAAGACCTTCACCGGAAAGAAGGCCTTCAAGTCGGTTAGCTCAGTGACGATCGTTGCTGCAGCTGACGCATCAGCGGACTCCATCGTCATCGGAAGCGGGACCGTGTTCGGTCTCTATGCTCCTTGTGACGTAGCGAGTCCGGTGAAGGAGCTCACCGATGGAGCTATCGTGACGAATGGAACTCTCGTCGCTAAGTCTAGCTCCGCCAGTGCCGACCGTTTCGGGACTTATTCTCCGAATACCGCCCCTAACGGTACGCACACATATGAGGTCTGGTACATCAGCCTCAACCCCACGAACGCCTAATACGGATTTGTATAAGATGTCCATGAAGCTAGCTATGGTAGCTTGCTTGGGTCCCCATGAGGGTCCCTGGGCACGTACTCGAGGGTCCGAGAGAGAACTCCGTATTTCTGGAGACGGGCACGTCCAGCTGCAGTGTGAAGATTCGACAGGTCTCCAAAGACTAATTGACTTCGACTCTCCTGGCGTGTTCGTCTTTCCAGAAGGCGTTGTGAGGTATCGCCTCTGTAAGCCTTCCAAAGGTACTCCCACAACTGTAGAGGTTGTACAATGACTGTGATTACAACCCCTCGTGGGGTAGTATACGGGTGGGCACCTGGTGAGCGTGGTTGGGGAGCAGCTATGAGTTCTAACATGCTGCTCCTCGACGACGTTGTGCGTAGGACAAGCACCAACGTGTTCAATCCCAAAGACGCTCTTTACGGTGCTGTCGGTGATGGTGTAGCCGACGACACCGCTGCAGTAGTTGCTTGTGACGCTGCCGCAGCTGCTGCTGGCGCTATCGTAATGTTCCCTGATGGCGTTTACCTTCTCAGCACAATCACGCCAACCGCGCGCGAGTGGGTTGGTACTAGCAGGCATACAGTAACACTGAAGCACAAGGCTGGAGCACTCGCAGACACTTCGATGATTACTGCGGTCTCTGACCTGTCCATCAAGAAGATCACCTTCGACGGGAATCGGGCTAATCAGGCTAACAGGACGAAGATCCTCTCGTTCAACGGTGTTGGTGGAAAGTCGTTGTTCATCGGAGGGGTTCGATTCACTGGAAGCGTCACCAACGCGATTAAGCTTGACAACATCAGCCAGACCGTTGAGGTGGATGATTGCGACTTCGACAACGTTGGACCTGGCCTAAGCACAGTCCCCGGCTTCGAGAGTAACGCCATTCATGCGTGGCATTGCACAACTGGTCGCATGAGTGTGACTAACTGTAGGTTCATTAACATCGCACCTACAGATGTTACTCAGGCGCCAACTGCGATTCTGGTCACTGGTAATGCTCCAACGTCGACGTTTGCAGTCTCCGTTCGCGGGAACCACTTCGAGAACTTCGGNAGNGTAGTNAACTCGACTGGAGTGGTGGACATCTANCAGTATTGCGCTCAGGTCGATGTGAGCCATAACACCTTCAGGAAAGCGCACTACAGCACCGTGAAGGTTGTGAACTCTCATGCGGCGACTGTCCATGGGAACACAGTGTCTGACATCACGAGTCCATTCACGGCTCCATTGTTTGTCGTGTCTCTGAATGCTCGATCAACTGGAAGTGCTTGGTCCTGCGCGAACGTCATAGGGAATACGATCAGGAACGCAACTGCTCACCGTGGCTTTGCGTACGACTTCACGACGGATCAGATTCCTAGTGCTGGATCTCCATGGAACATCAGTGATAACGTCGCGGATCAAGTCTATGGAGGGATGAGGCTCTACGGACTCCAGGATGCGGTGCTTACTGGAAACATCATCCGAGGAGCTACATCTACGACTGAGACTTTCCCCGCGCTGTCTATTCAGCAGTGCTCCGGTCTGGTTCAGTGGTCTGGTGGAACAATCGCAGGTAGTGCCACAGTCGGCGTTCGTGTGAACGACGTTATGACTAACCTGAGGCTCAAGTTTCGCGGAGTGGACTTCCGCAACAACGTTGGAACGCACGTTAAGATCG